GAGCCAACCCCAGCCCCAACCCAAACAGAAACCACACCACTTGTTCCATCAGTTACCTCCGTCCAAGAAAAAATTGAGAATGCAACTGTAACATTAAGCACTGCTATATCAACAGCAAGTACAGAACAAATTTCTGCAGCAGCAGAGCCAGTAGCAACAGCTCAAACAGCTATTGCGGCAGCAGAGTCAGCAACAGCCGTAGCCGTAACAGCAGTTGCAGCTGTTGACTCACAGACAGCCGTAGTTGCCACAGCCACCACAGCGGTAGACTCTGCAACAGCAGTAGTGGCTACAGCTACAACAGCGGTTGAATCCCAAACTGCGGTAGTGGCTACTGCAACAACTAATCTTACAAATGCTCAAACCACGCTAACTGCTCTTCAAAATACCCCGTCTGATTCTAAAACCTACACAACTGCTGGGTATGTTGCCCCTGTTGCTCCAGAGACTCCAACAGTCACAACTACAACTCTCCCTCCAATGTGGGACGCTGCGACAAAGATTCAAACTCCTTTTGACATCAAAATGGGTAATACCGTTTATGAAGGTCAGGGAACAAATAGCCAAATTTTCGTAACTTCTAAAGCCACTATTACTTTTGGAACTGGTGACTTTAACTGGTGGGATTTCCCAGCAGGACCTCACATCTCCGTCTTTGCTTCTGATTTTATGAGTGCTGGGCCTGGAGCAAGCATCACTGTTACAACTACTGAAACTACATTAGCGGTTGATTGGGACTTACATAAATTTGGTGACAATAACAGCCCTCTTACTAACGTTAACTGGACAATGACAGTAAACCCAACAACAGGTGAGTGGACAGGCGTTGGAACCGTTGCTGGCAATAAAACTGACTTGTATAACGGACCTCGTATTGGAGTTCGTGAAACCGCTGGTGCTCCAGTACAACAAATGATTAATGTAACTAATGAGACTTTAACAGCTCAAATTACTGAGCAAACAGCTGTTGTAGCTGATAAGACAGAGGTTAAAGCAGAAGCCGTTGCAACCCTCACGACTCTTACAGCAGAGAAAACAACAGCAGAGACAACACTTGTAACAGCTCAGACCACATTAACAACAGAGACTCAAACATTAACTACCCTCCAATCAACGGCTACTACAGCAATTACAACTGCTAATACTTTAGCTGATACCGCTACATCTACAGTTGCTGCTGCAGTCACAGCTCTTCAAACTCCAACTCCTCAGCCGACTCCAGAACCCGAGCCAACACCTGCACCGCAACCAGAGCCAACACCACAGCCGACACCAGAGCCAACACCACAACCCGAACCTTCACCTCAACCTACTCCTTCGGAACCCACGGCTCCAACACCTCAACCTGAGCCTCAGCCTGAGCCAACTCCAGAGCCTCAACCTGAGCCAACTTCTCCATCACAACCTGAATCTGAGGGTCAGCCATCATCTCCTGTACAGCCTGTTGAACCTCCGGTCGAACCTGTCCCTGTAAATCCCAATCCAGAGCCACCCGTTGAGACTGAGCCCATTCCTGAACCTGAGCCGCTGCCAACCCCAGAACCTGAGCCTGTTCCCGAGCCAGAGATTGAACCCGTTCCTGAGCCAACTCCAGAGCCTGAACCAGCTCCTGAACCCGAATCACCTACTGACCCTGAAACTGATACAGAAGAGCCATCAGAACCCACAGAAGAGCAATCACCAGAGGAAGCGCCCGAAGAGTCACCCGTAGAAAACGAGGAGAGTCCTTCGGAAGACGAAACACCCGTGGAAGAAGAATCACAACCAGAGTTACCAGAAACAGAGCCAGAAAATCCGTTAGAAGAATCATCCCCAGAGACTATCACAGAATCTGAAGAAGTTACGTCTGCGGTAGAGGATGTGCTATCTGATGGGAAGCTTTCTGCTGCTGATGCTGATGCTGTTATGGATGCCTTAAACGCAGACGGAGAAGTAACTGCTGAAGAGGTATCTGCACTTTCTGAAGCTCTATCTGCTGACGGAAAACTGACTACCGCTGAAAAAGAATTGGTAGCGGAAGCTCTTATTGAATCAGTTGCCCCTGGAGAAACTCTTACCTCAGAGCAAATTCAAGAGGCTGGTATTGAATATAAAGACTTACCGGCAGAGACACCTGTTGAGGTTAGGCAGGATGAGAACGGAAACGAAGTTATAATTACAGCAGACGTAGCCGCGGCTCTAGTTCTTCTAGAGAACCCATCCGAATTAATTGGCGCAATATTTAGCGACCCAGGTGAGGCACTTCAAGCACTCGGAAGTATTGGTGCAGATATGTCCCCTGAAGAACGTGAAGAAGCAACTGAAATGGTAGTTGCTGCCGTTGTGGCTGCAGGCGCTGCTATGAATGCAGTTGGTGCAGCAGCAGGTGCTACTGGAGGTTCAACCTCTGGAGGCTCAAGTGGTGGAGGAAATTCTGGGGGAGGAGCTCCTTCCGGAGATAGTAAGGGAGTTAGGAGACGTAAACCATGAAGATAGTTAAAGACATGATTGACCAGCTATGGACTCTATTAGGAATGTTTATTGCCTGGGTAGTTCTAGATGGCTCAGCTAAGACCGTTGTGGGATACGCAATTGTGGGAACATTAGTTGCTTGGGCGGTTACCTACCCGCTTAGAAATCCGAAGGACGAAGAATGATTAAAAGACTTACATTATCTGCCCTACTTGTTTTTTCTTTGACAGGTTGTGGGTATGACGGGCATTTTAGATACCCATGCCAAGACCCAACTAATTGGGAAACCGCTGAATGTAAGCCACCTATATGTACTTCTACAGGAACTTGTCCTGTAGACTTAGTTAAAACATCAGACGGAACTACCGCTACTGTAGAACCAGAGGGAACACCAAATGAGTAAAGAACGCTTATCACCACAAGACCTAGATGCCCGCTTAAAGTTTATTTTAGGCATCACATTAGGCGCAATTTTGCTATGCACATCACTAGGTATTCTTTACGGCCTTTTATTTGTGACACAGCCAATCGGAGCACAGTCAGAAAATGACAAGATGTTCTTTAACGTTTTGGGAAGTATTGCAACATTTATTACAGGAACCCTTGCAGGTATCCTGATTGGTTCATCTGGTGCTAAAGACATTATGAAAGCACAACTAGATAACAAAGAGATGGACGCTAAAAACACTCAAGCAGATAAAAAATTAGAAGCTGAGATTGATGCTACAGCTGCACGTTTAGCAGCAAAGCCTGATGGTCAAATGCCAGAAGAGCAGCCTGTTGATTTAGATTGGGATAAAGACTAGTGCCTTTAAACCATTACACCTTTACTGTAGGCAGTACAACTCCAACTCGCCTTACACCTGCAGGTAAAGAGGTTGGTGGAAGTTTAACTGTTCATATTCAAAACTTTGGAAATCATGATGTATTTATTGGCGGAGAAGGCTTAACATCTTCTTCTTACGGAAGACACTTAGATACTGGAGAAAGCATTAGTTTTGAAAATCTTACTACGGTTGATGAAATATATGCATTAGCTGAATCTGGTCAAAGTACAACTGTAGCTGTAATTATTGTAAAGCGTTAAAGAAAGGGTTAACCAATGGCAGACCAAGGAACAGCAGCTAAACTTATTGAAGTTGCTAAAGGTGAACTAGGAACTATTGAAGGACCTAAAGATAACGAAACAAAGTACGGCGCTTATACAAAGGCTAACTTCCAACCGTGGTGTGGCTCTTTTGTAATGTGGTGCGCTAACGAGGCTGGGGTAAAAGTACCCAATACTGTTTACACTCCAAGTGGTGCAGCAGCTTTTAAGAAAAAAGGCTCATGGATTGACGGAGATGTTGCAGACCCAGAACCAGGTGATATTGCCTATTTTGATTTCCCCTCAGATGGCGTCGATAGAATTTCTCACGTAGGTATTGTTATCAAAGACAATGAGGACGGAACAGTTTGGTGTATCGAAGGAAACACGTCTTCAAAGAAATCTGGAAGCCAAAGAAACGGCGGAGAAGTTTGCAAACAACTTCGTGCTTTTAAGAAAAACAAGGCTGGAGTTATGATTTCAATCGTAGGATTTGGGCGCCCTAAATTCAAAGCAGCTGGAGCATCAACAAACTCTAGCTCTACTGAGGATAAATGCCCTACTTGTGGCAAGTAATTAAATAAAATGAGTACATACGAGGTCAAACTAGAGAAAGTGGCTTAAACTTCTATTATGGCTACTTTTCCTATGACTAACCCTTCCGCTGAATCCGAAGGACGTGCAGCCTCTGGCTTTGGTAAAAAAGCTGGACGCAACTCCTCAATGGGACAGATTGCTGCAGCAGTGTTCTTAGGACGAGGAACTCCTGGTGGTAGAGGAGCTAACAGTTCATCTAGAAGTTCTTCCAGAACATCTTCAGGCTCTAATGAAAGAAGCGCTGAAGATTGGCAAAATGAAAACACAATGAAAGAGTACGACCTCGATAGAGAAACAAGACGAGGCGATTATCATTATGGCGCATCTGGGAAAAATACCCCTGAAGGCAGCAAACTAAGAAAACTTGCTGCGGATGGTAAGGGTGGGTTTAGCGTTGAGTACGGCGATGTAATTAAAGACGTACAGAATCAAACAGCTGGGGATTCAACTCCAAAACCAAATCCTTCTGGTCACTCTGAAGGAAAGCAGTGGAGTTCTACAGGTAAGTCTAAGGGCAGAAAAGGCACTTACACTGATACTCGTGCAGCCGTTACTGGTGGTCACATCACAGAAGAAGACGCGATAGAGATTAGCCCAACATATGCTAAAAAGTACGCATCTAGAGCTGCTGCTAAAAAGGCTAAGGGCGTTGGAAAGAGCTAATTTAAATACTCCTAGTGAACCAGTAAAACTACTTACTGGACGCAGTAGAGAGTTTAGAGACGCAATAACAAAAGCCGGGTGGCAGCCTTCTCTGCCTGGGATGGTGACTCAACTTATTCAATGGAACAGGTGGTCCCCATGAGTAGAACAAAAGAGTTTACATACGTCCAACCCAAACTAATAACAGTGCGGGATTCTCGGTTTGGACTACGTAAGTTATACTTAAATGACAAAGAAAAGCCAAGTATCAAGAGTTATATGAATCCAGGTCGTGCATACCACGGAACCAGATAACACCTAAAACAACAAATTATGGGCTATCCTAGACTTTTAGGTAGCCACAAGGAAGGAACTAAATGCCAACGTTTTCAGCGGCCCGACTTGCAGGCCCAGTACAACTTTCAACCACAGATACCCAAGTAATTACAGCGGTACCTGCTGGAGAAACTCGAGTGGTAAAACAACTTTTGTTTACAAACGTAACTGGCTCAGCAGTAACGGTAGACGCTAACTTAGTACCCAGCGGTGGTTCTGTGACCGCATCTAATAGAATTATAAGCTCTTTATCAGTTGGAGCAAACTCTAATATTATTTTCTCTGTTGATTTGCCTATGGCGGTTGGAGAAACCTTAACTGCAAAAGCTTCTTCAGTGACATCTGTTAACTTAGTAATTTCAGGGATTGTGATTTCATAATGCCAAGAAAAGGTGATGTTACTGTTTATGGACCTACAGTCCTATCAAATAATGATGATGGCGACCGAAACATCTTTGTTTCTACAGGTGCACCTGTTAGCACAGTAGGTCAAGACGGAGATATCTGGCTCACATACACGAGTGCGTAGGTCAATATGTCACACGGGTATGTCAAAACACCTAGCGGATGGCAAGCAGCATCTGCTTACTATGTAAAAGTAGCTGGTGTTTGGCAACTCGTAACTAACACATATGTAAAAGCAAACGGAGTTTGGAAACAATCTTTTCCAGCAGCTCCACCTCCTCCTCCACCACCACCTCCCCCTCCTCCTCCTCCTCCTCCTCCACCACCACCTGGCGGCGGCGGCAGCGGTTTAGTTTCTTGCGTAAGCATAGGGTTTTATTACTGTAATGGTTCAAGTGTTGTCGCAGGCGGAGCTGTGTGCGGAACTGATAATGGTGTTCCATTTGGTGGATGTACAACAAGCTCTTGTTGTTCTTATTGGCAAAACCTCTCCGGTAATCCAAGCAACTGGATTTGTGGTGCTTCAGGAAGTGTAAGTCAACCAAATTGCGGTGCAACTTCTGGAGGCGGATGTCCAACAGCCACTACTACTGGAGGAACTTGTTATTGTTCTTCCGCTGACGTATCTAATCCTTGCAGTCCGTGCACAAATACATCTCAGACTGGACCTTGCGGTAATAGATACACAGGCAGTACTTACTGCGGAAGTTCTTACGGAAGTTACGCAAGTACTAGAGCTGATGGAAGTTGTGCGTCCGGAAGTAGAAACACTACTGTGTACGCATTTTCAGAAGCATCTTGCGACTACACTGTCGATGGAGCGTGCGTTCCTCAACCATCAAACAACTGTTCACAAACCACTAGTGGCGGAACCTGCTATTGCTCTTCTGCTGATATATCAAACCCATGCAGCCCGTGCACAAGTACTTCACAGTCGGGACCTTGTGGTAATTACTACACAGGCGCAAGTGTTGCAGTAAATTCTTATTCTTGGAAATGCACAACTTCAGTTCAGTGCGCTGGTGCAGGAAACTGTGGAACATCAGAGTCTGCATCAGATGTGTCTGCGTCTGGCTCGGGCTATTCAACACAATGTATTTATAACAATACTAATTCGTATCCAGCATGTCAGTCCACTGATTGTGGAACTCCACCGCCACCGCCACCACCACCGCCACCTGCACTTGACTGCGTTACCTGTGCATTAGGAACGTCTACTGAGTCGTGTCAAATTTATAATCCAACATCAGGAACATTTACTTCAGGAACTAGAACAGTATGTATAACTAATTTTGGTTGCCCTAATACTTATGGGCCATGCGTTGCTGACGGCACGCCACCCCCACCTCCACCTCCTCCACCTCCACCTGGTGGTTGCACATTTTTATACACATACAATGAGTATCGAGCTTCTTGTGGGTCTACTGTAACTATTACAGTTACTTCTTGCGGCGAGTCTTTTAATTGCCCAACTCCACCACCACCGCCGCCGCCACCGCCGCCGCCACCTGCTTCTTGTACTTGTCAGTATGTAAATATGGGAACTTACCTATACGCACCTCAGTGCTGTGCGCCTGACTGCTGTCCAAATATTCCTATAGGAGGAGGGGCATATCAAGAAACTCCACCACCTCCACCACCTCCACCACCTCCACCACCTCCTCCACCTCCTCCATCAGAGCCGCCACCACCTCCTCCGACAATCTCAATCAAATCAATTAGCGTGAACACTTTCTTAAGAACTCCAGAAGGGTTAGTTGTTGCTGGGGATATTGAAGTAGGAGACGTTCTGCTTTCTGCCGATATTGAAGGTTTCCCTTATGAAGACCTTCCAGGCTCTACTTTGGCTGCTATAAATTGGTCTTCAAAGGACCCAGTGTTTACTACAGTAGAAACAACAGTTGTTAGCATTACTAGAAGACTAGCTTCTAGAGGTGTGGTAATAAACAACGACTTGTTCTCTGATACTCACTACGTGTTAGTTAAAAAAGGAGCTAAAGCTTTATTTGTTTTGTCTACAGAAGTGGCTATTAGTGACAAGGTTTATAATTACCAAACCAGTAGTTGGGAAGACATAAAGTATCTTAAAACTGGTGAAATACCTCACGAAGTTGTTTCAATAGACTGTGAACCGTATGACTTGTTTTATACTGAGCATTTACTGGTACATGATTCTGTAAGCATTTAGGAGACTTAACAATTACGACTATTATATCTCCAATAACAATTGACGGAAATTCTATGATGAACTTGTCTCAGTACCCTACAGAGTTAGGTGACTCTTGGATTCACGCGTGTTTTGTAAACTCTGAATTTATTAAAATATCTATAGGACTTTACAAGAACACCACATATCCAACAGGAACCATTATATTTTCTCAGTTTACTCCTAACCAATACCCAGACATGTACACAATACAAGCTCCGGACCAACGGGGTTCTTATACAGAGCTTAACAAGACTGTAGAGTCAAATAGAATGTATACAAATCCAATATACAGACGACGCGGGTATTGGAAGTTCTTAGCTAGTGTGCTGCGTTCAGTATTCTATAACAATGCTGGTGGCATTCTTTTAGAGGGAACTAGAAACCGAAGTCCTATAACTAATAGGCTATATGGGACATTAACTAAATTAATGAACCACAACAACCCTAACAGCCCAATACTTGGGGGTAGGATTTCTATGCCTGAACAAGAGCCTCCTAGAGACCCAGCATCTCCTGTGATATGGTTTGGTCAAAGAATTGGGGGGTTTAATGGGTAACCTAGAGGAAATCCTGTTAAATAGAGAACTACAACCTTTTAAGGTATTTACTGGGGCCTCTGACCCTAAAAACATATTAGATGCCGTAATTAATAAAGTGTACCCTCCTGATGAAGTTTATAAATTTACCGGCGGTATAAAAGCCGATTTTCTAGGGCATTTGCCTGTAGAAAATCCAGATTCAAAGAATTATTTTGGAGCCTACAATAGGAATATCAACAAAGCTTTACAGGTAATTAGAGGTTTACTTACTGAGGCGCTTTCCTATTATGATTTAAGTAGCAAATCTGGTTATTATCTTTCATCAGATTATTCAGACAATGTAAGGACTGATGTATGGTACGACATGGGTGGGGTAAGCGTGCCTTGTTTTTCTGGCGTTTATTTTATCGAGTCTTCTGAAGAGTCTATTACATCTGTTAATAGAGATAAATACGCTACCCCCAAAGGAACCATACTTTTGTTTGAGGCTGGGAAAAAAATTGTATATGGGGAAGAGGATGTTAAAATTTTGACCTTTAGCATAGCTCCTATACCTTTATTAGAAAAACAATACCCGCAAAAATGGCTACCTCTTTTATAAAATTAATGTAGACTTATTCACTAAAGATACGGGAGATGCATATGGATGGACTACCAGAAGGTTCAAAAAGAGTAGGATTTGTACTAGACGGAGAAGTCGTGGATTTTATTGGAACCCCGCCTAGATTAGGGGCCATTCTTCTTGGAAACCCAACAATAGTAGACTTAACTGATAAACCCGAAGTTAGTGTTGGATGTAGGCACAATGATGGAGAGTTTGACTGTTCTCCAGACACTGAAGAGAACCAGAAAAAAAGAACAGTAAAGCCTTGGGACCTACTAAATAAAGAAAACTATACCGACGAAGAGACTGCACAAAATAGGTTTGAAACTTGTTTGAACTGTGAGTTTTTAATTAAGTTAACTAAGACGTGTAAAAAATGTGGTTGCTTTATGCAGGCAAAAACAAAACTAGCTGACGCCTCTTGTCCTGTTGGAAAATGGGGCGCTGTAGCTAGGAGCTCATCATGATTTCTCAAAACCCTAATTTTGTTTCTAAAGAAGAACTAGATATTTTAGTTAATTACGCTCTTAAACTTAATGAAACTGATAAATGGGACAAATCTGACCCGTCTCCTAACTGGCACAATAGATACTTACATGCTGGAACTTTAGTTGCAGATAAAGAAAACTTTGGTAACCCAGAAGACCTATTGGTGTATAAAACTCTTGTTGAAATAAGAATAAGAATTAAAGAACACATTATAAAAATTAGAAACTTAGGAGTACCGCTCTACTCAGATACGCTTCAATTAGTTCGTTGGTTGCCTGGAAACGAACAAGCACCTCACGCTGACGCAGAAAATTTAGATGGAAGAGAGCACCCGTATCCTTGGCGTGACTACGCATCTATTGTGTACTTAAACAATGAATACGAAGGTGGTAGAATATATTTTCCAGACCACAACTTAGAGATATCTCCAGAGCCTGGAACTATGGTTACGTTTCCTGGAAGCACGGAGTATATGCATGGAGTTTCTAAAGTAACTTCTGGTTTACGTTTAACTGTAGCTTCTTTTTGGACTTTAGACCCTAATCATTCGGACAGACTTCCAATTTAAAGGATGAAACCCTCAAAAATAAACGATAAGGGTTTTGAAGTACCGAGTAACACTCTTTTAGTAGTTCCAAATCCAGGAATACAAAAAGAAAGTGTAGTTCCCTTACTTGAGTCTTTAGATGGAAATTTTAAAAGAGATTGGTTTACTGACCATTTTTATTACTGTTTGCCTTTAAATATTGGAAATCAATATGGGTTCATAGTGAAAGCCGAAGTTGATTTTTCTGTTTATTGGACCGGAGATTTAAACCCTACTGGAGTTACCGTAGATTACGTTAGTTCACACCCTACCGTTCAAAAATACGACGGACATTTTGGTTCAGGAATAGTTACAATTCAAAATTCTTGGCATTACAGAACCCCTCCAGGGGTTAATTTAATGACCATCTCCCCACCTAATTTTATTAAACATGGCATAACTCATATGACTGGTGTAATAGAAACAGATAATCTACAAAGAGATTTTACTTTTAATTTTAAAATGACAAAGCCTGGTATTCGAGTTCATTTTAAAGCTGGTGAACCAATAGGAGCTTTTATTCCAATACCTAGATATTTTGCAGACGAATTTTCTATTGCATTTGATAAAGACGTTTTTAACGAAGATTTGATTGCAGAAGAGAATAGAACTAACGCTGAATACGGAAGATTAAGAACTTATGAAGACGTTCTTAAAAACCATACTGCTGGTCGTCTTTATTTTAAAGGATTAGACGCTTGGGGAAACCCATACGACGACCACCAAAAACGTTAGACTTAATAGTCTACTAACGGTTTAGCTGCAATTTTTAAACGCCTGCGAATAGCGCGTCTTTCCATTTCAACAGTGCCAGCCCAAAAACCTTGAACATAGTGTTCTAATGCATACTGTAGACAAGGTGTTTGGAACTGGCAGCTGTCGCATATTTTTTTTAATATAGGTTTTATTTCTATAGTTTCAGGACCAGTTTCGGGGAAAAACATGTCTCCGTTTACAGTAGCGCAGGGTTGCGTACCATCAAAACCTGGTGCTTTAACCATATTACTCCTTATTGTTTTTGGTATTAAATATCGCTGGGTATTCAAGCAAGAATTGCTTAAACCGTTCTCCTTCCAAATATGTCCAAGAAGACCAGTCTTCTCCTCCTCGGGTCATATGAAACGCTATCTGAGCGTTTTTTACTGGGTTAAACAAATCAGAGTTAGTCAATAGAGAGAACTTTTCTCTCCTGTCCTCACCAAGGCTTCCTAACATGTTGATTTGAAAAATGCCATAAGAGTTGTCCCCAGTATTAGCATTTTTATTGTGAGCTAAAGGTCGTCCGTTGGATTCCTTTTTAGCTACGGCCCACGCTGTTTTAAGCGCAGACCCTTTAAATCCGACAAGAGCCAAAAGTTCTTTTAACTCTGTGTCCGTGAGTGAGGTTTTATCTGAGTAATCACTTAGTGTAACTACTTGGACAGAACCCATATCTTTTGCATCTTCAAGTCCTGTTGCGGCTTGAGATGAGCCAGTTGCGTTTACTGTCATCACGACTACGAGTACCATGGACATTGCCATGGCTCCTAATCCTTTTGACTCTGGCGCTATGTTCTTAAACAAAAGCATTTGATTTCCTCCTTAGTACAAGGAAACACTGAGTTACGTACATATGTCAAGTTGAATAGCATGACAAAGGTGTGTTTTTATGACAAACTTTTTTCTACACTGCGTATAACGCCTTTTAGACAGGAATTACATTGATGACAGTTTTACAGTGGGCTCAAACTTTAGCTAGTTTTGCTACGTTTGCATTATTTACAATTACAGTAACTAATTGGCTATTGAAGAGTTGGTTAAAAGGGTATTTGTCCGAATTGAAACCAAATGGTGGAAGCTCAATGAAAGACCAGTTAAATCAAATTAGTAAAGATGTAACAGAACAAAAAATTTCAATGGCACGCTTAGAAGGACGATTTACGCAACATATTGAAGAATCTTCAAACTAGTTGGGCTTGACATTAAGTTCTAAATCAGGCAGACTAATTGTGCAGGCACTACCTATTTGTGCCTCGAAAGGTAGAGAAATAAATGAATAAAGCAATGTTGGCCTCATGGGCCCGTTCTTTCATGGCTGCTGCTGTTTCTGCATTTGTTGCCACAGGTGGAGATGTATTCAGCCTTGACCTCGAAGGAGTAAAAGCTATCCTCACCGCAGGTGTTGTAGCAATTCTCCCAGTACTACTTCGTTACCTAAACCCTTCCGATTCAGCATTCGGCACAGGAGCCAAGTAAAAACATGAAATGTGTAAACTGCCCAAATAATGCTGAGTTCACTCTGGCTGACAAAGGTGCTAACCCAATAAGTTACTGCCCGCTCTGTCTTCCACCACACCTACAGGTGAGGGCATTATCTGGGCAGTTACCACTAACTGGAACTGCTAAACCTGGAAATGCTACAGTTGTGGAAGAACCAAAGAAGACAACTAAAAAAGCAGCAAGTAAACCTACAACTACAGAAGTTACTGTAGAATCTACTGAGGAGCCAACAGAAGAGGAATTATGAAAATAACACGGGTAAAAGCTGTTCAAGCCCATCCCGTGCCAGAAAAGGCTTATCAAGCTAAAGGGCCTTTTCCAGACCACCTCTTTAGAGAATCAAAAATAGTATTTGATTATGAACCAGAAGACGATGAAAACGGAAACAATCTTCCTTTAGGAGCTACGGCTCAAAATAATTTTAAACCACCTAAGTATCTTAGATGCAAAGCCTGTCATGCTAGAGTTACAGAAGAAGAAGCTGTTTTGCATGAATGTGAGAACTAATGGCTAAGAAAAAACCTACTATCCCGTCTTGGGAAGAGATGTCTGCTGGTTACACCGCAAACTTTATTGACGAACTTTTAAAAGACCCTAAAGAAAATGACCCAGAGTTTCAAGTCATTGACGGTGGACCCTCTATGAGAACCACTACAACAAGTAACCCATCCAAGCCAAGAACTTTAAAAGCTGGGTACGATTTTAAGACCAACACAATGACCGTTGTATTTAGGGACGGTACTTGGTGGGACTACCGAGGAGTTCCTGAAGATGTCTGGTATGACTTTGTTAATGCTCCTTCTAAAGGAGTATTTTTAAGAGAGTCTGGGTTAGACGGATGGGGAGATATGGGGCCTTCTGACGTAACTCGTATGCCAAAACATCGTAGAGAACAGATGAACGACATCTCAGAGTTTTCAGATTACATGTACGGGTCTAAGCCTAAACTACCTACTTTGGACGAATACTTATTCGGAAAACAGGAGTAAATGAAAACATTCGGACCACTATACGTAGATGTGATTCAGTACTACCACCGTCGCCCCCTACCAATAGTAGAAAAAGGTTGGACTCAAGAAACTGACTTCCCATACAGAAAAAGCAAAGTTTGTTTAGTTTTTAGAGCCCCGTTTACTAAACCAGGTTTAGTAGTAGGTTTATGGAATAAAAACACAAAGGTAATCTTTGAAGAGGACGCGGACCTTCTTTTGGCAAACGCTCTTGGAGCCCGTAATATGGGCCTCTCTACAGAGGAGATAGACGAATGGTAATTAGACGAAACAAGAACTGGAACAAACCCTTTTCTGAAAAAGTAGCCAAACGAGTATCCAAGATACCTTCTGGAGAGCTTTTGATTTGGTCAGACCAGATTCTTTATGAGTTAAGTCGTTGTCTTTCGGTTTACGAAAAGAACCGAGACCAAGTTTATTTGGACGAAGCACTTACTGGAGCTGAAGCTATTCACGCAGTTGTTGATGAGCTGCATAAAAGATTATCTCGCATTGAGTAACTACATTTGTATGCTAAAATTATATCCGCCAACTCTCTCCTTCTCTCCCGTGTGGCAGCGGCAGCCCTGGACTTTAAACCCAGGGCTTTCCGTCTTTAAAGGAGGTACAAATGTTTGAAGAAAATCTTGACCTTGACGAGTTCTTTGAAGAAGAGGAAGACTTCGAAGAAGTTGACGAGGACGACCTTGAACCCGCTGAAGAAGACGACGGGTTAGATGAGCTGTCTCGAGAGTTTGTTGACAAACTAGTAGACAAGATGATGGTGTTCTTAGTAGCACTTGTTGGCTACGAACTGCATCCGTATCAAGCACCGCTTGCACGAAGAATTATGGAATCTGTAATTATTAATGATGGTGAAGAAATCACTGCTCTTGCTGCACGTCAGTCAGGTAAATCAGAAACTATTGCAAATACCGTAGCTACACTCATGGTTATTCTTCCAAGACTTGCACGTATGTATCCAGATTTATTAGGTAAGTTTAAAGATGGCATCTGGGTAGGATTGTTTGCTCCGGTAGAAGGTCAGGCAGAAACACTATTTAGTAGAACTATTAACAGACTTACTAGTGACCATGCACTTAGCGTACTAGGTGACCCAGAGATTGATGATGAGGCTAAAAAAGTTGCTGGAGTTACTAAACAAATTAAATTAAAGAATTCTGGCTCATCTGTAATGATGATGACAGCCAACCCTCGTGCAAAAATTGAATCTAAGTCTTTTCATTTGATTGTTATTGATGAGTGCCAAGAAGCAGATGATTTTGTAGTTTCTAAATCTATCTCCCCTATGTTGGCGTATTACGCTGGAACTATGGTTAAAACAGGCACTCCAACAACACACAAAAATAACTTTTATCGTTCTATACAGTTAAACAAGCGTCGTCAAACTTCTAGAGGAAATAAACAAAACCACTATCAATGGGACTGGAAAGACGTAGCTAAATACAACGACAACTATCAGAAGTTTATTAAGAAAGAAATATTACGTGTTGGTGAGGACTCCGATGAGTTCCAAATGTCTTACAACTGCAAGTGGCTTCTAGAACGAGGAATGTTTGTAACCTCTACGGTAATGGATGAACTTGGGGACACGTCTCAAGAAATTGTTAAAGCTTGGCATAGAACCCCAGTTGTAGTTGGAATCGACCCAGCTAGAAAAGTTGACTCCACAGTTGTTACAGTTGTTTGGGTTGATTGGGATAGGCCAGATGAATTTGGTTACTTTGACCATAGAATTTTAAACTGGTTAGAAATCCAAAGTGAAGACTGGGAAGACCAGTACTTTCAAATAGTTAACTTCTTAGGTAGCTATGACGTGCTAGCTGTCGGGGTTGACTCGGGCGGTGTGGGTGACGCGGTTGCTCAAAGATTAAAATTGCTATTACCTAGAGCTGAGGTATACCCAATTGGAAGCAGTCAACCTGAGCAATCTAAACGTTGGAAACACCTTAAAACTCTAATTGATAGGCGCCTTATTGGATGGCCAGCCCATGCTAAGACTAGAAGACTTAGAACTTGGAAAAGGTTTTACCAACAGATGACAGACCTAGAAACTAAATTCACTGGGCCTAACTTTTTAGCTCATGCCCCAGAAGAAGCCCATGCCCACGACGACTATGCTGATAGTTTGGCTATTGCCTGCTCTCTAACCATGGACCTTACAATGCCTCAGGTTGAGGTCTCGTCGTCACCATTTTTCAGATAGATTTGACTTTATCCTGAAAAATTAACGTTTTAATAAGACACTTGTACTGAGGCCTCAACCTTTTAAAGGAGTAATAAACATGGCAATTGCCCCAACACCACAAGTTCCAGAACGCTCTGGAAATACTTACGACCGTAAGATGGCTTCCGCTGTCCCAGGACAACGCGGACCTCTACGTTTTCAAGAAGGTATCGGAACCGATACTGATGTTCCACAAGAGTTTGGAAAGGGTGCTGCACAAGGTTACACACCAGCAGCAGGCCGTCCAAATCGTAATGCACCTGTTCACACCAAGCCAGCTGAAGAAACTATGCGCGAGCGTGCTCACGTAGGTTCAGCTTCTTGGATTGAAGCAACAGATTTTCTTCAAGAGTTTTCAAATGGTTCTTTCCAAGATTATGCAGAACCAACAATTGAAGAAGTTACACGTAACGGCGCTCGCCAATCACGTGTAAGCCCAGCAGTAGTTCAGGACTAATTAAGTTTCCTGCCCCCTTCCAGCGTCCCACCATGCTGAGGGGGCAGGATTCCCTGCATTGAGGATAATAAATGTTAATCAAAGGTAAAGAAGTTCAAGAGGGTCCTAAACAACTCCCTGCCAACCCTAGACTTTGGAACATGATTACAACACAGGCAAAAACTAGATTTTCAAAACAATCCCCAGCATCAGCGCACTGGGTGCACACTAGATACGTGCAAATGGGTGGAAAATTTGTAGATTCTCAAAAAGACATTGACCCTAAGAACAGGGATTTAGGTCAAGAAAAAACAGACAAAATTGAAGCCTCAAAAAAGAAAAAGGTTACTAAGTCTGTTAAGAAATCTGTAACTAAAGCTGTAAACAAACCAGTAACTAGGCCAATAGTAAAATAGGTGGTTCCGCAAGTTAGCAAATTAATGCTAAACTACGGTAGTTAAATATTTAAATGAGAGGATTTTAGGTGAGCATAGATTTTTCACCCCCTAGTTATAGGGCCGCCTCATCTGACTTAACCATATCCATATCCCCTCTGGGATTAGTAGAACTTGCTGATGAAGAGTTCGAAGTACATGGTCCGCGCTTAAATCGTTACTCTCTTAACTGGGCGATGTACCTAGGACACCATACGTCTTTCCGTCGTCAACAGGGCGAACCTCAGATGGTATTCAATTACTACCGAGCAATTACAGATTTTATTATTAACTTTACTTTTAGTAAGGGTGTTCAATTTAGAAGTCCTAAAGCAACAGAAGCAATTGTTCCCGATTTGCTTGAACGTGTTTGGGAAGTTGATAACAACAAAGCAACAGTGCTTTGGGAGATTGGTCAACAAGGCTCTGTATCTGGAGACTGTTTTGTTAAAATAGCGTATGAAGAAGCGTGGGTAGACCCAGCTGGTATGCAACACCCAGGACGTGTACGCGTATTACCTTTAAACTCATCTTTTTGTTTTCCAGAGTTTCACCCCCACGACCGCAACCGTCTGATTCGGTTTAAACTTAAGTATCGTTTTTGGGGTACATCTCTAGAAGGTACACGACAGGTATACACATATACAGAAATCTTAACTGACGATGTTATTGAAGAGTACATTAATGACGAACTAATCGATTCTCGCCCTAATCCACTAGGAACTATTCCTGTAGTTCATATGCCTAACATTAGAATTTCAGGCTCACCATGGGGCCTATCTGACTGTAATGAAATGATTTCTTTAAACCGTGCATACAATGAGACTGCCACTGACATTGCAGACATCATTAACTACCACGCTGCTCCTGTAACAGTAATCATTGGAGCTAAAGCATCTCAGCTTGAAAAGGGTGCTAATAAAGTGTGGGGCGGTCTACCAAAAGATGCAAGAGTAGAAAATCTAGAAGGTGGCGGCCAAGGTCTAAAAGGTGCCATGGAATACATGACTATGTTAAAGCGTGCTATGCACGAAATGACCGGTGTTCCAGAAACTGCTCTAGGTCAGTCACAACCAATTTCTAATACCTCTGGTGTAGCACTAGCTATCCAATTCCAACCTTTGATGAACCGCTATCATCAAAAGATTGTTCAATACGCGTATGGACTAGAAAGAGTAAACGAGCTTATTCTTCGTAACCTAGCTGTTAAAGAACCAGAAACATTTACTTGGAATCCTGATAGAGACACAATTCCTAAGCCGGAACAACTTCTTCAGCTAGACCCTAACGACCCAGATACCTACAGAACTTATGTGCATTTCCCACCACCACTACCTCTAGACAAACTTATTATTCTTAACGAAATTCAATCTATGCTATCTCTAGGACTAGAGTCTAAAGAAGGAGCACTTAGAGCCCTTGGCGAAGAGT